ATACTCCCCTACAATCTTTCTTTCTTGTCTTTCGGTCCACAGGCGCCGGTAAGTCATAGGACCACAACAGCCATCCGCGGCTAAATTGTGGATGCGTTGCCATTTTTTGATTGCTCTTGTTAGCTTATCATCAAAATATTTTTCACCAAACCAATGAGGCTCCCACCCTAATTTTTTGGCGGAGGCCTCATTATAAAAGTTTTTATTCATATATTACCTACTCAGGGGACAGCGTCCCTACTACATAATTCTCTAAAATTACATTGTAAGTAGTATTGTTGATCACTATTTCTTCGATCATGGACGAATCGACCACTATTTTGGTGCCTGTGGATAAGTCGAATTTTACATCGTCGGCAGCCTCAACAACTGACACCACTGAGTGCTTTTCTTGTTGAGGCTTGTAACTCTCTGGTAGAACGACCAAACTCTTTTGTTCCTCGTCTCGGGAATCTAAGTTTATCGAAATATATCTATTAACTGGTTTAAGCATGTTTTCTCCTTTAGATTGTGCAAGTATCGTTGCTGCAGTATTTGGCGCCGGAGCCGCCCTCATCATCCTCAATTTTAGTTATTGGCGTTATCTTCGATGACATCTCTTCATACCTCTCTTTAGTTATAGCCTCATAAGGAGCTTGCTCGTATCCGGTTTCTTCATATCTCAAAAAAGAAACAGCTTTCAAGCGAGTTTCATACATCTCTAGTGCATTCTGAATCTGGCTGGCCTCGTGAGGCTTAAACGAGACCGTAACAGACACTGCGTTATCGGCCCAATAATTTTGATACTGGGCTGCAATCTCAAGTTGTTCCCACATCGAGACATCCTTTTTCCCTTTTGTGAAATACGGCTCATGTACAGGAAACTCAACAACAGAAGTATTCGGAGAATATTTATCATCTTCAATATAATAACCTGCCTTTTTTAAACTGTCAAGTACTTTTGAAGTTTTTGAGAACCTTATCCGTCTAATATAATACTCACTTTCGGGAAAGTGAATGCCAGGAGTGGATCCATTTAATAGGGATACCGTCCCTGATGGCTTGATCGATGTCATCTTGATTGATCTTGGTACGCACAGCCAGTTAGAATATTCTTTATCTAAGTCCTTGACATACCCGTATGCATCGTCGCACCATTGGAGCATTTGTCGTCTACCGAATCGGTTAAACGCCTGAACGATCCCCGACTGGGACAGTCCGATGCGTCGATTCTTCAACATCTTTGCATTAGTTTCTGGCCAGTGCGTGTTGACTAGTGTGACTGTTTTTCCGTATAGATATGCGCACTTAAGCGTTTTTAAGTAATCTTCATAATCGTCGTGTTTGGCTGGGAAAGTCTCAACCAAGCAACACATCTCTGCATTGTGAAGACTTTGTTCTACACAAGGATTGAAACCGACAACCTCTGCATCATCGTAATTTACGCCATCTTTCATGCGTCCGTATGCGCGTGCATTTTCAAGCCAAATATACCCGGGTTCACCATTCTTTTGACTTTGCTCGGCATGCCAACTATAGTCCATTCCGACCGGCGCGTTAAAAGAATTGTTGGAGCCCCATCGATGGTGGTATAGCTTTTCTTGATCATTCTTCATCTCAAGGTAACGATGATCATCGAAATCCCCCAAGGCCAGAGCGGCCGATCGTCTAACATTGCCAGAAACCACGCATCGGCCGATTAAATTTTCTATATCTACAATATCAACAGAAGTAATCGGCTCACCAATCTTATCTGCAAACAGTATAGCGAGGTTCTTATGTAATTCAATAAGTGGTTCAGGGCCCGACGATGTGCCACCAAACCCGTGGATGAGTGCGCCGAGAGGCCTTAAGGCAGAATAGTCAAACTTTGGTACTTTGTGTCCAAAGAAGAATCCATTAAGTAAAGTCTGGACCGAATCAACCCAGCCTTCGCGAGAATCATCAATAACAAGAATGTCATTAGTAGATTCTGGTTCTTCAATAGTTACTGTGCCGGCGCCTTTTGTATCAAAGCCGACACCCACTCCCACCATTAATGCGTCCATGATCCAAGAAAAGATATAACCACCTTTTGTGGAGAGGTCTTGAGTTGATCTAAATGCGCAGTTAAACAATGCGGCGCCGGTTCTTTCCTCAACAAATTTAGTGCCCATCATCCACAGGCCGCGACCCGGGGGAGTCCATTTGAGATTGAATAATCGATCAAAGGCGTCTTTAGCGGTTGACTGTGCCTTGTTATCGTTCCACCCAAGGCCAAGTCTAACCACATGTACTTTCTGTATATGAAACATCCCCTCGATGACGCGGCGACAAGTTTGCCACCACTCTTCGGTACCAGCGGCTCCGGGATCAAATTCACTCAGGCGCCGGGCATATGTTCTTTTAAAAGTAACATACCCTAGTGGGCCCCATGGGGGAGATAGTGTCTTATATGGCTCAATAAAAGAGTCTGAAAGTCTAAATCTGCGGATGTTTTCAATAGTTCTCATTTTTGTTTCCTTTTCTAAATTTTTGATACTTTGATTCCAGAAAACCTTTTTGCATTTTCGGCGTAAGGGATACTGGATTTGCAACGACATGGTTAGTTGTTGCGATTGTTGTGTTGTGTTTGGGCAATATTTTAATTTTTACACATGAGGTGTCCATAAAGAGATCATACACCATTCCGTCGGGCCCGTTTCTATTTTTTGCAATAAAAATTTTACCAGTGTTATTCTGTTTGTCTTCTATCGTCCTAGAAACTGATATGATAAAGTCTGCCACAAAACATTTGTTAAACGCCTCTGATATCTGCTCCATCGTAATTACCTCTGCGTTTAACCCTGAGCGATTAGTTTGAGAAGCAGTCCATATGGGGCACTGAAACTCTGTCGCAATTCCGCGGAGTTCTTCATAAATAGATCCCAATTCATCTCTCTTCTCTTTCCGCACGACAACCGGTCTGAGGAGATCGGCGTAATCGACAATAATCAATCCTGGCGTGATACCTCTTTTGACCAATTTAGCAAGGTGAGATTTAATTGTATTGGTGCTAGCCGCTTTTGTGGGGTACTCCTTTACAATAAGGCGCCCATCAAGGTCTTTAATTTTTTCATAAATCTCATCTTTAAAAGCCGATAATTCGGAAAGTGGGTACTCTGTAATGCAACTATCGTATCTTTTTCCAATGACAGTATCCTGCAATTCCAATGTATATTGTACAACCGTGCGGCCCTCTAATACAGCATGCGAGCCCAGGTGTACAAGGGCCATTGATTTACCAGCACCAGTTGGTGCAATTACAACTCCCAACTCTCCTTTCCCTAAGCCGCCGGATGTTATTTCATCAATCTCTTGCCAGCCGGTAGTAGCAGGTTTCCGGAATTTTATTTTATAACGCTCTTCAAAATCTTTCAAGTAATCGTAGCCAAAATTGTTCTCTGACCCCAGTTTTAGAGAATCGTTGATAATCTGTGAAATTTCGTCAAAGGAACAAGATTGAAGTAGATCTACTGATTTGAGCATCGCTTCTTTTAGATTTTGCTTTCTGCAGAAATCAAGTGAGGTCTCTTTAATATATTCCCGTTCAGTAACTTCGGTAGCGCAAACTTTCTTAAAAAACTGCTGTGCTTGCTCCGATATTACTTTGTCTTCTTTTTCTAGCTCGGTCTGTAGGATTACATCAAGAATCTGCTGAGAGGGATGCTTAGAATATTTGGTTCTATAACTTACTATTTTAGAAGTAAAAAGGCGCAAATATTCAAGTTCTAGGAAGCTCACATCCAGCACCTCCAGAATCTGATCTGCGAAAGGCCGGTCATCTAAGATAAGATGTACCAAGTCTTCTTGGAAAGTCTTACCGTATTTGCTGAAGGTAGGTGTGCTGGACAATTTTATCCTCTTTGGTTTGTTGTGATTTCGGGACCTAACAGGTCACTAAAATTTTATTTAAATGAGTCTTGAGATCTTCCCAATTAAGTTCGCCGAAGCCGTCTTCTCTCATAAGTGAAATAATCTTAGTTTTATTAAAGGTGCATAGAAAATTTTCGATAGACTCTTTAACAAAGATTTTTGATTGAATTGATAATAGTGGTGAGTACAGTTGCATCATTTTATAATTATGTTCGATAGCCTCTTTCCCCTCAATAATATTAACAAAAAACCTCAATTTGCTGTCAGCTTTTTCACAGAATTCTACTAACTCATTGATAGTATAGTCTTTTTCCGACGCAAGAAAAGATAACCTTTTTTTAACCGAAACTTGGCCGGCGCCTTTGATACCAGGGAGGTTATCTGAGGGATCTCCAATTATTGCTCGAGCTAACGCCATGTTGGTTGGGTGCACTCCAAATTCTTCTATTACACGCTTCTTATTCACGAACTCGTCGCGCGTTGGTCGATATACGATCGTTTCGTCATCACAAAGTTGAAGGAAATCTTTGTCGTTAGAGATAATTATCTTTTGCCAGCCGTGGTAGTGCTGGAGGCTAGCCACATGTGAAATAACATCGTCTGCTTCAACTTCTGGGATCATAACTTGTACAATCGGCATTTCATTAAGATAATCAATAACTCTAGATTGCTGCCAAATTTTATTATGTACAATCTCATTGTCTGTTAGGTTATGTGCTGACCGGTTCAAGCGCAGGGGCTTTCGACCTAGTTTATAATTTTTATCAATGCTCTTACGCTTCATGGATCCGTTTGGGCCGTCCCATACAATTACCACTTCATCAGGCTTGGTCATTCTTACAAGCTTTTGTAGAATCTTGAGAGTTCCTTTGATCCCGCCGATTGGATCGCCGTTCGTTGAGAGAGAGGGGTCTACTATGTAAGCACGAATAAACATATTCAATGCGTCAATGATGATTACTCTTTTTTTATCAGTTTGTGTCATTATATTCTCCACCAGTTTGGTGTTTGGGTTTTCCATGTTGCAAAATGTGCTTTCTCACCCATGTAATAAGCTCGGTAAGCTGTCACTGCACATTCATCTTTATACTGTGCCGGCATTGCCTGAGTAAAGGGTGTTAACGGACCGGTCTTGGGAATGATAGGGAGTTGGCTGCACCACTCTATAACTTTTCTAGATTTATGATTCTTGCCGTATCTCTTTGTATACTCATCGCACAAGGCAAATCCGTGGCGTAGTAGCCAACCCCAATTTGAAGATGTCTTGGCAGTCCAGACGGTACAAGGGTGATTCTTGTGCGTCGAACGATAGGGGGCACCTTCGTAACCCATATCGCGAGCAACGGTACACAACATCTGTGCTGTTTCTACGATCATCTTGACCACATGTTTGTCGCATGCCATAGCGGCAGCCGCTTCTGGATTTGCATCCAAGATAAAAATATTCATGAAAGCCCTCCTACAAGCTTATACTATATGATAACCGATTGGTCGGCCTAAGTCAAGTGTTTTTTATTCTTTTACTGGGACTGTCAGGTCTTCGGGATCTTCATAGAAAGCGCTAGCATCACCTTGACGCTTATCGAATTTTTGGACAATTTCTTCATCCATAATTTGAATAACTCGACTTCTAAATTCTTCATCGTTCTTTGCAAGATCCGTCCACTTCGATGGTTGGAATTTCTTTGAATAACCATCTGGCATCGATAAAGTATACCATGCTCCCGCAGAAGAAAGATGTTCTGAACCCTTAATCGCATCAAACCACGACTCTTCATCGCGGATGCCGACATCCTCGGTGCCCCACATAATACGGAAGGCGCATGATCGGCCCTGAGTTCCAAAGCGAGATTTCTCAAGCTTTACTTTAACTTCAGATCCGATACGGAAGCCCTTTTCATCCTCGATGAAAGAAGACTTAGCCTTGCGGCCCGTTAACCAGATACGAAGGGAATAAGCATAGTGCATCGCCTTTCCACCCGGGGTGACATATGGTGTTGTCATGGCGACGATGCGTGCATTAGGGCCTTGTGGGATGTTGGTCTTTAGCTGATTCAAAACAATCAAAGTTGCTTGCTTATCCGCAATCGGGATAACAAGTTTTGACATTCCCTTAGCCAAAATTCGTGCTTTGACTGCCATTGAAGATTGCGGATTAAAATCCCCCTCAACATCTGAAACAGACGGTGTAAAGGCTAGCGAGTCCCAAATGAATACCATTTGTTCGTCAGTTGCTCCGAGTAACTCCTCAATCGTCTCTAATACAAACTCGACAGAGGATGCTTGAACATACATTAAGCGCTCCAGGTCGCATCCTGCGCGTTCTAAGAAGCCCGGGTCGATGGCTGACTCAGAATCGAAGTAAACGACAACCTTGCCCGTTTTCTGAGCGTTTGCGGCCACTTGTACTGCCATGTATGATTTACCGGTTGATTCTAGCCCCGCGATCTCTGTCACTTTACCCACTGGGATTCCTGTCAATTTGCCTTTGCTTACGATAGAATCAAGCCAGCGAGAGCCGGTTGGTATCCACTCTTTTACAGATGTGGGATTATCTCCGGTCAAATTGTGTGCTACATTTTGGCCGGCTTTTTTGTTAACTAATTTCATTAGGTCTTGTATATTAACGCGACCTGCTTTGTTTATGGCTCTCTTTGCCATGTGCCCTCCTTAAGACATAAATAGCGGCAGACTTTTAACCGGTCTGCCAGCGGCTGTTTTTATTACTCTGCGGTGTCTGCAGAGGCAGCGGTGTCGGCCGCTGTGTCTTCATCCTTATCTCCGCAAGCCATTAATAGGGCTGCGGCTAGGATGGGTAGGACTACTCTCATCTTCTCTCCTTGAATAAATAGCGGCAGACTTTTAACCGGTCTGCCAGCGGCTCTTACTAATCAGTAGTGACGGGGTGATTACCAACGGTAGTATCGTCTACGCCGTCTTCATCGATGGTACCCGTAGTGGTCGCTGAGACCTCTACAGTGGGTGATACCTCAACCGGCACAATCACCGCGGTGCTGCCGGTTGCGCTAACTGGTGGTTCATAAGTGCAGGTTCCGTATGCGGTGGCCGCCGCGATGACGCCACCTACTACACTAACTTGAACCTTCCACTTAGCCCATAATGATTTTAACCATTCCATAACATTCTCCTTTTAGTTTATAGAAATTGTGGCAGACTACTTATTATTAGCCGGTCTGCCAGCGGCATTAACAAGCTATTTTGTTGCCATCAACTCGTCAAAGGCGGCGTCAACAGGATTAGCTGAAGAGTCCTTGCTATACTGGCTTGTCTCAGATGAGCGAGACTCAGCGGAGGCATCGCTGCTTAGTTGTTCATCTAGAATGGCGTCAATTTGTTCGGGGGTAAGACGCTCAAACAGGGAGTCAAAGTCAGGCGTGCCGTCTAGGAGGGCTGGGATAGCTTCAGTGTCTTCCAGAAGCGCCGATGTATTTCGACGCATCTTCAAGCTTGTTTGCGGATATGCACCCGCGGCCGTTGGCTTTGTATATACCAACGAAATGTCAGTTCCTTCAAGGGCATCCGTGATATCTCCGTATTCGGGATCTAGGATGTACCCAAGCAGCAACTCATATGCTCTTTTACCGTATCCGTATATCTTTACACCCTGATCTTCTTGTCCACGGAGGACTACGGGTGAAAAGTACCGGGCTCTCACGAAAAGTGATTTCGCAAGCTTCTTGGATTCTTCGTCATTGTTGTTTGTTCCCTCTTTCCACAGAGAAGATGCAAACTCACAGATTGGACAGCGTTCACCAAAGTTACGCTTGGGGCAGACGATTCCGCCGCGATGCTCTCCAACATTATAGTGGAAATGCATTTCTTTCAAAGGGTCTCCGTCACCAGAAGGGACAATACGAATATCTTGTTCTCCTTCATCTGGTCTAAACCAAACGGAATTTCCATCCCCCTTATCTTCGCCGCGCAGCTGCGCGAGCTTCTTTTTCATTAGTTCCATATTAATAGACATTACTTTTTCTCCTTTTGTTTTGATAAAGTATACTGAGCTTTCCTCAGCATCTAATATAGTACCCTCAATCTAGCTTGTCAAGGGTGTTTTGTTGTTGTATTGCGTTGGTGTGGGTAACGCAGAACCCGAAATCTTGTAAGTGTGTTTCCCAGATCCCGTAAGAAATTTTTCTAAACGCGTTTCTGGGTTTTTCTTTTAGTTTGTCTACAACTTGCTTGTGCAGACCACTCTCTTTCTCTAATTTTTCTTCATTTATACAAATATAATAACATGATTCACGAGGCATGTCAAGCTCAAAGAGCCATTTTTCTGATAAAGTTTTTGAATTTAAAATACCAATTGTTCGAATTCTATTTATTTCCGAGGGCTTAGCCATCTGCCCAATTTCTGGTTCTGTATAATTAAAGAAATTTAAATAATGGACACATGAGAAAATGGTATGGTTTAGTTTCTCATAATAGTTTTTTATAGATAAACCAACGATGCTATTCTCTATTGCCAGATTTGACATGATAGTGAGAGATTTAAACAATCCCGATCGTGCATATTCTTGCAGTACACCGAATAGCATATTCTCTATCAGCTTTGGAATCCCTGTTAACAACTCTATATCTGGCTTTATATAAAATACTTCAAGCTTCTTGCCTCTTAGTTGCTCCAAAATACCAAGACCATAATTAGAACTATAGGAAGAACCCACAATAAAAACTTGAACATCTGTGGTAACATCCTTGAAAAATTTGGATAGGTTGGGAATATTTTCTTCATATTCTTCCGGAGTTTCGTAAGTTTTGAGGTGTCGCGTTTTGCCGGCGGACTTATACTCACTCCCAAGTTGATAAATCTTGTAGTTGCTTTGTGTTTTAAAATTTTCAGCGATTGCTGATGCCGCATTGCCAATACCGATTATTGAGATCATAAATTTAATATTCCTATATCCATGTAATCTTTGCCTGCTTTTAAATTAGTCACAAAGTGACCCAATTTGTTGTTCGAAAAAATATCTCTTATCTCCGGGATCAGATACCTTTCCTCATCAGGCATATCCAAAACTATTTCATCATGCACAATATGTGAAATGAAACTCTTTTTTCCTTCTAGAAACTTGTCAATTACAACCGCTCTTTCATTCACCAAGTCTGCCGTCGTGCTTTGTATGATGTAATTGACTGCTTTGTACTCATCTACTTCGATATCTCGATCAAAGATTGTGTGTACATGGTTATCAAAATAATATTTTTCAAGTATAGCATCTCTATCGT